GAGATAAGTATTCTAAGTTACCCTTTCGGGTGAGCTATAGGATGCAGGTCGGGAGTTGGTTCAAGATTTTGAACTGCTCTTCTTTTCCGCGGTCTCTTCAGAACGAAACTATGACAATAGTGGTATCTGGATTCTTCGGATCGGATATAAATAATGAGGCGAATATAGAAATATATTCCTGTTATTATATCTTAAAACTTTACCTGTTTATGGAAACAGGCCCCTTATAAATTATATATAATGAATAAGTTTTTTAAAAAGTTAAATCCACCATCAACTTCCAATGATCCACTAATCAATAAGCGAAAGCTTAGGCAATTAGCAAGATTGTTGAAAGTCTCAAATAAGGAGGCTACTGAAATGATAGGTAGCCTTAGAGTCAAATCCAAAAACCAATCTGCTCTTCCCAAGAATTCGAGGGGAGAGACAGGAAACAGTTCTGCACAAGAGAAGCAAAATCTTGAATTTGGTATGATTGTTAGTGATACTAGTATCTTTGAAAAAGTACTAGAGACACTTCTTGAAAGTGAAATTTCACTTTTAGAGAAGAAGGGGATAGTTATAGACTCTCGTCTAAAAGCTATCAGCATTAAGGATTGTTTGTTTGAGGTTATTACCTTTCACAACAATTTAGTAAAACATAACAGAATTCCGTTTTGTTTTACGTTCTTCAAGGAGGTTACTAGTTATTGTATTCAATTACTAGAAAGCCCGATTTCAGAACATCCCAGAATAATAACACCACGTTTGTCTACAGGTCCTGTAGATAGGTGGCCGACTGCTTTTCAGAAGTCTAGGCCATTATTCTTTAATGCCAGAGATCGTACAGAGATAGGAAGCGTATGCGACCAAATCCTTAGATCCATGCTTAATGTCCACCGTTTATGTGAGGATTTTAATGATATTTCATTAAATTCCATTACCACTGCCCGTAAGCCAATAGACCCTGAATTTCTTCAAGGTTTTGAAGCTTTTGTTGTCAAGAAATTTCAAGACAACAAGGTAGATAAGAATCTAGAGTGGAATACCACTCTAAACCTCGATCTTACAAAGAACGGGCCTAACGGAGTTGTTAACAACCAATCGTGTGATCTAGAAGCGTTAAAGCTAATAGAGACAAAACGATTTTCTATACCTTATAAAAGACTATGCGAACTCACAGATAACCTCCCTCTGTATGAATTCATACAGAAGAGGGCAGAAGTTCAAAGAGTTAAATATAACTTGCAATATGAGGCCTTAACAGACAAAGAAAAGAGTAAAATCCCTCTTAAAGATTATGTAAATAAACTTCTTACAGGGATATACTTAAGGAAATTAACTTCTGTTCCGGATACGGGACATAAGTCGAGAACCATCGCAATGTCTGATTACTGGACTCAAACAATTCTTAGACCGATTGAACGAGATCTTGTTCAAACGACTTTGAAATTGTACCCAAATTCCTGCGACTACTTTTCACATTCTAAAGGATTCGATAGAATGTTTAAAAGAATTAAGGTCGGTGACAAGTCTTACGATTGTAAAGACTGGACGGACTGTTTTAGAGTAGAACTTCAAGAAATTGTAGTTAGAAATAAATACACTCCTGAAATTGCTGACTGTTGGAAGGAATTAGTTGTTAAATGTCCATGGAATGTGAAGAATTCAACACAAACCGTGAGATATGCTGCTGGACAAGGTATGGGAACAAGAGGATCTTTTCAGGTCGCTCAGCTCACATCTTGTATGTTAATGGATTACATATATGTAACCCATTACCACAATGCAAATAACAAACTATTATGGGGAGAAGTTGGGGATGATATGGTTTGCCATGATCCCGATGGGCATGTTCTAAAAGTGTATACACAATTAGATATTCCCATCAATTTATTGAAAAGTAAACAGGCAACAGGTGAAAACCTATGCATGGAGTATGTTTCAAGAAATGTCAACTTCGGACGAGACGTTTCCCGCATTTCTGCGAGAACGTGTCTTGCAATAGGAGACAACCTGTTAAATATAACAGGTTTAGTTCTCCATCTTTCGGAACGTACGAATTCGTACGATTTCGAATTGTTATTTTCTAAACTCTTGAACTTAGAAACAAAGTCTGGTAAACCTCGTTGGAAATTTCCAGCTTGGTCTATACTATTTAAAACAGTAGTGATAAATAATATTATTTATCCAGATGATTTGTTAGGATCCATTGTAATTCCGCTAGATAAAGCACTCAGGGGACGAGGATTCCTTTCTTCTGAGCTAAGTTTATTTGGTAATATCAAAGTAGGAGAGGAAATTTCCTTTCTACTGAGATTGGCTGTACTTGAAAATATCTGTAATAAGATAAGTAAAGCCGGAGAAGATCTAAATCAGGCTCATATAAAGAGTGAGGGAATTCCCTTTCCTCCTATTGACCCTGCCTTAGTAGATGCGATCGTGAGACGCGCCTTGAAACCAGAGGGAATTCCCTCTAGGTTTCCATGGCACTTGATACCAGAGATTCACACAGGGCAAGCAATTTATCATTACTTACTGGCTGTATCTAACCAAAACTATCATAAGTTCATTGCTGAGTTTTTCGGCTCAGGAATACTTAACGGTAAAGACTTCTTACAAATGGATCCATTTGAAAGAGGTCAGTTGTTGATAGAACTTGAAAAAGAACTATCAAAGATACTGATTTCAATTACGCCAAGACAGGTCTTTAGTGGAAATATCCACTATAACCAGGCAAGATTGCATATTTCCTATAGTTACTCTCTGTTAAGAAATTTCAAAACAGATTTAACTATGGATCAGTTTTCTCTAAAGTTCACTTCTGAACTTGAGATATTTAAGGAATTTAGAGACGGATTCGTCTCTACTCCGATAATTGTTTCTTCGTTGGACGTTCCTGAAAAGGAGTTGGTCAACGATCTAGTCCCTTTAGGCTAGACGTAAGAGGATAGATATATAGTTTTCACCATATATCGTCGTCCTATGGGCGGTAAAGTTCTGTATAGAACTTTCCCTTCCT